ACCTCCAAGGCTGAAACTCCGGTTGTGATATGCCAATTATGTCAGAGCTACCCACCGCAAGGCCGAACCGAATCATGCGGCGTCGGTTAATGTGACTTGACTGGCATCCTTATGGATTACCTTGCCTACCCAGGCTCCGGAAGTTTCGTTTCTGAATACAAGACACCCGGCCTCAGATAATTTCATCAATATCAGGTTTTGAATTTTCGTTTCTGGGTTCATCGCACCGCCCTCTTAGCGTTTGCAAAATCTTCCGGTGTTGCTTTCCTGCCCTGGCGCGAGCAATGAACATGTGCAGCCCAAATCGCTGCGTTCTTCATCCCCCGGCGCTGGCCCAGCTTTACCAAGTCAACCAAATCCCTAGCCGCGCCTTGTTCCTGCTTAGCCTGCTTGCGTAGTGCGGTTACGTCTATGCGTTCTAGTTCGCCGTCGACCTGTCGAATTTCACGCGGCGGCATTTTATCAACCGGCTTTTTGCAGTTTGGGCAATGATCTGGCCCCGGCTTGAATATAAAGAAGCAATGCTTACAGGCCTGAATGCGAACATCCGGTTCATCATCTGACGCGTTGCGTTTCCGTTTCTTTTTCCCGTCAAGGCTCCATTCGCGGTCATCATCCGGTAATCCGTGTTTAGCCGCGCACCTGGCATGATCTAGCACGATTGCCGGATTATCTTTCTTGCGTAGCGCCCTGAAAATCATCTGAAGGTATCGCGCTACCGACTGGGTGGGCCGTAACAGGATGCAGCACTCTAGGGTGATGTCTTTACCAACCTGTGCCGATAGATCGAAACCTTCAATGATTAATTCGCAGTTGGTAATTACCAAGTATTTACCGCTGGCAATGCCTTCGCACGCCTCCTTTAATTCTGCCTCTGTCGTGTCCGCGTCAACGTGAACCGCCGGGATGCCTGACTCATTAAACGCTATGGCCGTATGCTTGCTGTGCTTGACGTTCACGCAATAAACAACCGTTCTCAGTCCGTTGGCGTATTTTTCCAGTGAGAAACGGCATCGCCAACCAGTGCCCCGTCATCCATAACCTCCGCCAATTGTTCACGGTTGTAATCGCCGCCTGATTTCTTTATTCCATCAAGGTCTGGCGATATTGCAGACGAATACATAATGTAGTCTGACAGCCTGCCTTGCTCAATAAGCCATGCCGTTGATCTGGCCTCTACCATTACGTCGAAAACGTCGCCAAGTGCTTTCCCGTCAAGCCTCTGAGGCGTTCCAGTCAATCCGATAACGATAGACCCGGCCTCCCGGCACCAGTTAATTACAGTCTCAAACATGTTTCCTTTAGACAAGTGCGCCTCATCAACAAACAGGATACTTGGCGGCGTCAGCGTTTCGCGCCTTGAGTAAACTGACCCTATAGTGCCAACCTGAACCGGCATTTTGCTGCGAGTCTTGCCGCTGGTTATGAGTCCATGTTCAATATGCGCAGACCAAAAGCTTTTGCTAGTTTGTCGTAGCAGGTTTTTACGATGCACCAAAAACCATGCGGTTGCGTCTGACTTTTTCCGCGCCTCTCCGATAATGTGCCCAGCTACTACGGTTTTACCAAATGCTGGGGACGCCACTCCGAGGATGGACTTGTGACCCTTGCGCAAAGCAGCACGGATGTTTTCCACAAACTCGGCTTGATCGTCGAATAGGTTGTAGCCTTTCATTGTGCTGCCTCCGGCATGTCAGGCCACCATCTGTTGCCCTTTCTTATGTTGTCCGCATTCCATAGTATCTGCATGTTTTGCTCGCAATGCAGGCCGCACACGATATCGGATATAAGTGGAACGATGTGATCAACTACAGCTCTCGGCCCATCCCAACAGTTTAGTAATGAAGCCGTCTTGTAGAACTGGAGAACTTTATTTTTTCAGACCATAAAGGAACGGCTTTTGCCTTTATTGATCGGTATCTTGCAGCTGCAGCAGCTACTTTTTACAGGTATTTCTTTTTGCGTAAGCGTTGGCAGATTCCCTTCTTTTTTCAGGATTTCTTTCTCTCCATGCTAAAGAATAACCGGCTGATTCTTTGTTTGTTTTCTTTTGCGTATTTTCTGCTTTTTCTATCCATTTCTTTTTGTTTTTTGAATAATAATCCTTCTTTAATTGAACTAAATATTCAGAGTTTTTTCTCTCCAAGACTTGTTGCAAGACCTGCAATAAACCTGTAAGCCATATGATGTGTTAGGGCACTTGTTAAATTCGCTAACAGGCAGCCTTTCCTTGCAGCCACTACAAGTTCTTTCATTATATTTTTAACCTCTCTCCATTCAGCAGTGCAACCGCAGCTTTGATCTTTCCTAATGATTTTCCTCTCCTTATCTGGCTGGCCTTTCTTTTGAAATGTTCCCCGCAATCGCACAGGCACATAAACACAACGCCGTTATCAGATCCGCAAGGAGCAATAGCAATCATTGATCCAAAACTTTTACCGTCTAACTTTTCAGGCGTTTTCATTCCTTGCCCTCCAAGTAGTCAGATAGCCGCTTAACCGTTTCATAGCTAGGCTTCACCCCCCCCATTCATGAGCCGGTAGAGCGCGTTGCTGTGAACCCCTGCCGCCTTTAGATACGGCCATAAGGTTGCTCTCTGTCAATCTTTCCTTTATCTGTTCTAGGGTTAGCATTTTGCGCCTCGTGTCGTTTGTTTTCGATCTGATGTTGACAACATACACCCCGAGGCATAGAGTAGTCAACGTAATCTGACTAACAAGGACTGACTACCCATGAAAATAACCGTAACAAAATACAAAGAAGGCATGGAGATCGTGCCACCAATGTTCGTAAGCGGGATGCCTAACGACGCATATCACAGCCACCCCGAAGGCATCAGCAGCACCGGCCTCAAGTCCGTACTTCGCAGCCCGGCACACTTTAAATTCCAGGCAGCACACACACCCAGCCGTGCAATGGAGTTAGGCACCGCGATACACGCCGCACTATTAGAACCTGACCGATTCGCCGCTGATTACGTTCTATTGCGTGAGGTAAAGGACCGCCGTGCCAGTGAATATAAGGAAGCCGTAAAGACGCACGGCACAGAAGTTGTGCTGACTGCCGGAGAGTCTGACAACGTAATCGGTATGCAAGAGGCCGTACTCTCAAACCCGCTAATGCGAAGCCGCCTAACCGGTGAAGGCTGGCGCGAGTTGTCCCTGTTCGTGCGTGATCCCGCTACCGATGTGTTGATTCGCGTGCGGTATGACCTGCTATTGACTGACGGCACCATCGTCGACGTTAAGAAGACGCAAGACGCACGCCCTGACGCCTTCAGCCGTGCGGTTGATAACTACAGTTACGACCTATCAGCCGCGCTGTATGCCGACGCTTTCGAGTGGGCAACAGGCGAAGAGGCACAGTTCGAGTTCGCCGCGGTAGAGGAAGCCATGCCACACGGCCACAAGCTTTACCGGCCGTGTGACACCACGCTTGGCGAAGGCCGGCGCAAGTATCGTGAAGCGCTGGAATCGTTTGCAAATTGTGAATACATCGGCGTGTGGCCGTCACTTCCCTGTGAAGCACCGGAAATTATCAGCCTACCAGGGTATCGGTTGGCACAAATTGAAAATGACATAGTAGGAGATCTGCAATGAGCGATAGAGACGACGACATCACATCCGCAATACAAGCAAAGAGCGATCAGCTTAATGCCGTCGATATAGTCGGATCGGAGCCGGTTATAAAAATACGAGAGGTTAAGCTGTTTTTAAATTCACCAAAACAGAAGGTCTGGATACATTTTGAGGGTGATAACAATAGGCCATGGAAGCCAGCAGTGGGCATGTCGAGGATAATGACAGAGGCATGGGGCAAGCTCACAAAAGAGTGGGTGGGCAAACACGTTCAGATATTCTGCGAGCCGACCGTGACCTATGGGGGAGAGCAAGTGGGCGGCATAGAAATCAAGGCGCTTTCCGACATAAAGAAAGAAGGCATAGACGTGGTTCACGTTAAGAGCCAGAAGCAAAGGAAGGTTCGACACATACCGCTGCTGGTCATTAAAGCAGAAGTTTACCCGGCAGATAGGTTCGAGAAATCACTTCCGGTGATGACAAAGAAAATGCAGGCCGCAGAAATGACACTGCAACAGGTTATTGCCCAATGCCAGAAAACCGGACAGCTAACAACCGATCAACTGGCGCAGCTTGAAGCTGCGGCACCTGTTGAGATTGACAATTCAGACGACCACGACACAAGCGAGGATATGTAAATGAATGTACTAACAGCAACAGGCAACCTGGGACAAGACTGCGAAGTAAAGCAGGTGGGCAGCTCAACAGTGTGTAACTTCAGCGTAGCAATGAAGGCCGGATTTGGCGACAAGGCGCAAACCGTCTGGCTAGACTGCGCAATCTGGGGCAAGAAGGCAGAGGGCGGCTTGCCGGCATACCTGAAGAAAGGACAGCAGGTGGCGGTGTCTGGCGAGCTATCCACGTTTGAAGCGACCAGCGGCAAGACGTACCTGAAGCTGCGCTGCAATGATGTTGATTTGGTAGGTGGTAAGTCTGAGGGCGTGCAGCAAGCGCCAGCAGCAGCCAAGACTGCGGCACCCGTTCAAGGCGGCCCCCAGTCCTGACCCTGTTGATGATTTTTCCGACTCGATCCCGTTCTGAGGGACTCACAGGCAGTGCTTCACGGCACTGCTTTTCTTCGCCACAAGGGTTTACAATAACGCACCACTGGTTTATTGTTAACGCACGAATAACGAAAGGAGCAGTGAGATGACCTTAGAAGAGAAGTATATTGAGATGATGGAGCGCTTCAGGGGAGACGCTTACACCGCTGTCGATGAAGCCATACACACAATTCATTGCGACTTTGCCCCGCATCTGGATACCGACACTGACGCTAATGTTTCCTGCCAAGCCAGTGAAATAGTAACAGGCATTTTGAGCGGAAACTTTACGCGGGTAGACGACCAGACCGTTTGCGCGTCTGGACACAGCGGGATCTCTGTTTTTATCACTATGACCACTGCGGAGTACGACAACATCCGAAAAAACTTGGTTGACGCAATGCCGGCTTGTCCGAAGGATCTTGAGATTAAGAGTCTGAGCGAACAACTACAACGCGCATGGGAGCAGTGAGATGCACGCAGATCTGTTTTGGTTAGCAGAGAATGTAACAGAATGGCACAACAAGCTGGACCGAATCGCAAGGCAACCTTATGGTCCTCATTGGTTTGATCAAAACCGTTTCCCGCATTGGGAAGGATTTACTCGAGAACAATGGCAAGCCGCCCGAGATCAGATGTCTAAGCAAGGCGAGCCCAGCACTAAAGCTAACGCGCAGCTCTTAGCTGAAAGATTATCTTATGCACAGTTCTTAGCTGAAAAATTACCTTACTGGAGAGGCGACTACACTCACTGTTCTTGGATATTTGAGGGGGATGGCGGGGAGGGTGCTGAGTGGCCGCGCTTTAATTACGGACAAGGGTGCAGTAAAGAAGACTGGAAAGCTGCGCGGGGTGAGTTAGAAAACCCGTTTATGCCAGCGCATGACAATACCTTAGATAGCTTAAGAGAAGGAAAAATAAAAACATTTACTGACCCGTCTGGAAACCGTTGGCGGCTTGGCGATGACGGCATGGTTTACGGAATGTGCGCGCCTGTACAAGATCCATTCAGCAGCCCCGAAGAGGAAGAAGCCTGGGCCGAAGCCGAACATCGCATGGATGCTATAGGGCAGAATGGGCCGACAGGTGAGCATTACGAAGCCGAGCTTGATAAGCAGGCCCGCTACCGAAGACGCAGCCGGCCAAGACTGGATAGACGAAGCGGCCCGCACGTTTACCGCCGAAGAGTTTCGGGGGGCGATGCGGTTCACGATTGGAAAGTATAACCGCCGCATGGGCAAGAAAGACGATCTGATTAAGGAGATCGAGAAGATGCGAGACTACTGCCAGCGGTGGATTGATGTGGAGCAAGGGCGATGAAAGAATATGAAAACTTCATAAGGATAAATCATTCCGGCACGTAGACGCCGGTTTTTCTTGCCCTGAGGTTCTGCCTTATCCGCTTTTTGACTACCAGGAGCCATTGGTTAGATGGGCATGCAAGCGAGGCAAGGCTGCATTGTTTGCAGATACCGGGCTAGGAAAAACCATTATGCAGTTGGCGTGGGCTGACCAAGTGGCTAAGCATACGGGCGGGCCTGTCATTATCTTGGCACCGCTGGCAGTGTCATTGCAGACAATAGACGAAGGCAAGAATACGGCATACACGTCGAGAAGGCCAATCCCGGAGCGGCGTTTTTTGGCCCCAACATTGTCATCACAAACTATGAACAGATCCACAAGTTCGATCCTGACGTGTTTCAGGGAATCGTGATTGACGAGTCCAGCATTTTGAAAGGGATGCAGGGTAAGCGTAGGCAAGAGATCACAGACTTCGGGATGTCCATTAATACCGGCTCAGCTGCACAGCAACGCCAAGCCCTAACGACTTCATGGAGCTTGGCACCCAGGCTGAATTTTTAGGCATCATGTCGCAGATTGAGATGCTGGCCATGTTCTTCATCCACGACGGCGGAGACGTTTCAAAGTGGCGGCTAAAAGGCCACGGCCAGAGCCGTTTCTTTGAATGGATGGCAACGTGGGCGGCGGTTATCAGAAGCCCCACCGATCTTGGCTTTGATGGTTCGCGCCACGTACTTCCGAAACTTCACTACCATTCGCACGTTGTCGAGACTACGCCAGAGGATGCGTTGTTTGTTGAGCCGGCTCAGGGCTTGCAGGACCGCAACAAGGCCCGCAAAGAGTCAGTAGATGCTCGTGTAGCCGTAGCGGCGGACCTAGCAAACAGCATGGAAGGCCAGGTTCTTATCTGGTGCAACTTGAACGACGAATCAGATCGACTCAAGAAGTCCATTGATGGTGCGATTGAGGTTAAAGGCAGCGATAAGCCAGACCATAAAGCGGATTCTCTAGTTGGCTTTGCTAGAAGCGACGTTCGCATTCTGGTTTCTAAGCCAAAAATCGCCGGGTTCGGAATGAACTTCCAGAACTGCCATCAGATGATATTTGTGGGCCTTTCCGATTCATGGGAGGCGTACTACCAGGCAATACGCAGGTGCTGGCGGTTTGGTCAGTTAAACGAGGTTCACGTTCACGTTGTAAGCGCAGACACCGAGGGCGCGGTTATTGAGAACATCAAGAAGAAAGACAAAAACAATCAGGAGCTAGGCGCATCAATGGTTGAGCACATGAAGACCATGATGGATAAAGAGATATTCAGCGCTGCAACCGAAAAAACAGAATACGAAGCAAACATAAAAATGGAGAATCCAGAATGGCTAATGTAATAGATCAAGTAATGAACGAAAACTACGCCGTTTACCATGCCGATACTGTTGAAGTATCCAGGGGTATGCCAGACAATTCAGTTCACTTTTCTATTTTTAGTCCTCCTTTTGAATCGCTTTATACATATTCAAATAGCGACAGGGACATGGGCAACAGCAAAGACAGCGGCGAGTTTTGGCAGCAGTATCTATACCTGATTCGCGAGCAATTCCGAGTAATGAAGCCAGGGCGCATCGTTGCTATTCATTGCATGAACTTGCCCACCAGCAAGCAGAACGATGGCTTTATCGGCATCCGTGACTTTCGCGGCGAGATCATCCGTGAGTACCAGAGCGCAGGTTTTATCTACCATTCCGAAGTCGTTATCTGGAAAGACCCCGTAGTAGCCATGCAACGCACAAAGGCTCTAGGGCTGCTACATAAGACCATCAAGAAAGACAGCGCCATGAGCCGCATGGGCATTCCTGACAGCATGGTGATGATGCGCAAGCCGGGCGCTAATGATGAGCCGGTTAGCGGTGCGTTTACATATTACGTTGGCACCGATCCCGCGCCGGGCTTTAAGCGGCACGTGTGGGACGATGATCGCGAGGGATGGACGGTTCAGGATGACAGCCACAATACTAGCGTTGACGTATGGCAGAGGTACGCCAGCCCGGTTTGGTCTGATATCAATCAAACAGACACGCTGAACTTCCGCGAGGGCCGAGACAGCGACGACGAGCGCCATATCTGCCCGCTACAGCTTGATGTTATTCAGAGGTGCTTGCAGCTTTGGAGCAACCCTGGCGAGATTGTATGGAGCCCGTTCATGGGTATTGGTAGCGAGGGCTATATGTCTCTAAAAGCAGGGCGCAAGTTCATTGGCGCAGAGCTGAAAGAATCCTATTTCAAGCTGGCACTGCGCAATCTTGAAGCGGCCAAAGAATCACAATACGATCTATTTTAAGGACACTCATGAAAATCATAATTGAAAAATCAGACATCAGCGCAACCATGAAGCGTGCGGCAAAAGTCGCGCCACAAAAAAGCACCATGCCCATATTCACACACGTCGCATTAGACTTTGACGGCGAACTGCTAACGATCACCGCCAACGACGGCGTGCGCACGTATTCAGAATCGGCACCGGCTACCGGCGATCCGGGCAAGTGTACTATTGAGGCGCAAAAGATGGCGCGAGCGATCACCGGAATGAAATCCGGGCCTATTGAAATAACGGAAGGCCAGGTAAAGCAAGGGCGGAGCAAAATAAAACTTGAGTCTATGCCTTTTGACAACTTTCCACAGCCTGATTACGAAGAGGCCAAAGAGACCACGCTGCATTCTAGCCATCTTGCGGGAGCCATCGCCATTGTTGCGCACGCAATGCCGCAGAAAGACGTTAGGCCAATGTTGAACGGCATCCATTTAACAGAAGGCTTTGCAGTGGCGACTGACGGCCACCGGCTGGCGTTTTGGGAAATAGACTATGATGGCCCGGACATTACAATACCGGCTGATAGCGTGCGTCAGATGCCCGATATGGACGGAGTTGTTTCTGTATCTGATAACCAGATGATTATTTATGGAAAGGGCGCAAGATTTAGCACCAACTTGCAGTCTGGAAAGTACCCAGATTGGCGCAGAGTAATACAAAAAGAGTTTGTCGCAACGGCCACAATAAATGCCGATGACCTTATTGCCGCTATGAAAACAGCGCAGTTGGGTCGAGAATTTGGTAGCTTTGAATTTACGACTGATACGCTATCGGTTGTAAACGATAATGCGGAGGCGGCTTGTGATATTGAGTGTGGCAGCGAAATTACGACGGGTTTTAATTACCAGTACGTTATTGATGCTGTATCCGTCAGCGGCTTGCCGAGTGTTGAAATACAGATAAACGAAATGAAATCCAGCTTAATAAACGGCCATTTTGTTTTGATGCCGGTCAGAATTTAGACAACGTGCGCCTTTCGGGGCGCTAATGATTACAGATATTCGGAGGCAGTCATGAAAGCAACCGGCAACGAATCGCTCACAGGCAGGTGCATGATGTGCGGCAAAGAATCCAGAGGGGCGTTCTGCTCAAAAGAATGCAGGGCTCGGTATAACGCGATGGTGAGGATGAACCGATGACACTAAAACAACATATGAAAGCAGAGGGCATGCCGCAGAAAGTTGTGGAACGCGACTTGACAGAGATACTACGCAAGTATGACCGCGAGTGTCAGGTTATGACTGCTAATCGCTTGAACAGGCTCAGGGGCGGTTCAGTCCCCACGCCTGACGAGACCAGGGCGCTGCTGGAGTGGTCGGAGAATTCGATTGATTCGTTTCGCGATGGTGATTAATTTGGTTATAAGCAGGGGTTTTTAAATACGAATCGGTATTTCACAGGCTGGCCAGCGTTGCGTATATTCAGTGACATCAGAAACAAAAACCACAACGGAGTAATTGAGATGACTAAAGTAGAGTTCCAAACCATCAAGACAGGCGCAGCGTTCACCTCTACCTCTGGCGATTTCGTAAAAAATCAACGAGTGCGTAGCGAAGCGCACCGAAGCACACTGGGCAACATCAGAAAAGACCTGGCCCTTTTCGCCAATTGACACAGTTTACATCTAACAAAAGCCCTACGGGGAATAACGGAGTACAAGACATGAGCACATTTATCGGCAATTACAAAGATCTGAACGGCAGCACAGTACGCGTAAGCCAAGAAGAGCACTGGTATTTTTACGAGGTGGTTGACGGGCCTGAAGACTTGTACAGAAGTGACAAGGGGCCACGGTCTGACAAAACCTTAACCCGCATTTCTGCAAAGCATTAATTATAATCCGGGCAAGGACGCCCACACAAAACGGAGAGCACCATGCGCGACTATAGAGTTGTTATGCTTAGCACAGATCCAGAGAGCGACGTTCAGTTTGTCA